CTCTACTTCTCTTCCACATGCCTTTTTTACATATCGTTGACCTTGTTCAATATAAAAAGAGAGCAAAGAATCATCCATGCCCTCTTCCCAATGAATATGTGATTTTAATTTCTCAATTAAATCATTCATTTATTAAGCACCTGGCTTTTTCTCGCCAACTTCATAACGATAAACAGCTGGTTCAAATGGTGAATAAACTAATTGACCATCTAATAGGTTATAGATTTGGAAACCAACTTTATTTGTACCACTAAACTTCTCAATTAATTTTTGTAATTCCATTGCTCCAATAACATCTTGAATGTGGAAGGCTTTGAAATCACCAAAATAGAATACAGGTTTTGTTGGATCAGTACCATTTGCTGCATCAGTAAAATCTAAATTATGACCAAGTAATTTATAACCAACACCATCTGGAGTTTGATATAACAATGGACGACCTGTTGTATCTGTCATTCCTTCTAAAACAGTTAATGCTGCACGGTTTACAATCCACATAGATTTTTTTAATACTTCTGTAACTGGTTGTCCTTTTAATTTCACTAATTGTTGATATAGTTTCTGAGAATATCCAGTGGCATTAATATCAATTGCTTCGGATTCATAATACTTAACAGCTTTCTTCGTTAATGCACCAGGGTTTTCGTTGCCAACATCGTTACCATTAAACATGTAGTTTGTTTCTTTGCGTACATAAGCCTTTTTCAGCTCATCCACAACGATTTGTTCGATTGGAGCACCTGTCATTTTGAGAAGTTTTTTCGTTACAGTGGCAAGTGCATCAAATTCAGCTGGACTTAATAGAATTTCATCAAATTCAATTGCTGTTTCTGTGATTTCATCACCTGCTGCACGCTCTTTTTTACGCACGTCTGCATCTGCTTTTTTAACTAAAACAGGATACTTTACATCCCCAGCGGTTTTAACAACTGTTCCGTATTTACGTAATAAGTTTTCTTCTTGGGCATACGTGATAATTTCAGAAGCGATTACTTCTGGTACAGTTACTGAACCGTTCCCTGCTTCAATACCAAGTGAACGTGCTTCTGCTTCAGAGATTTTACCAACCACAAAGTTAGCAAATGCCGAACGAATTTCTTTTACTTTTGCTTTAGTTGATTTTGCATTACGAGTAGATAAAGCTGTTTTAATGGCGTTCATTGCTGCTTGACGTTGTTCAGAAGTTACACCTGTTCGTTCTTCATCAGCTGGAGGTGTTTCTTCATCTGTAGGTGGCGTTTCCTCTTCTGGATTTTCTTCTTCTCCATCTTCTTCCGGATCTTCAATTTTAGCTAACTCATCTGCAACATCTTGCAATTGCTTATTAATTTCATCAATCTCTTCCTGAATAGCTGTTAAATCTTCAGCACGTAATTCTGGATTTTCAATTTGTGTACGTAATTCTGTTAATCTTTCTTTATTTCGTTTTTGTAGTGCTAATAATAATTGTTTGTTCATTTTATTTTCCCCCCAAAATTTGATTTATTTGTTTAATCATTTTCATTCGTTGTTCTACTTCTTTACCAATCTCTTTACCACGTACTAATGATGCTTCAGTGTCATCATAAGCTGGTACGGAGACAACTGATATTTCATAAAGCTCTACTTCTTTTACTGTACGTAAAGCCGGTTCAACATTGTAATTCCATTCTTCTTCAGTTATCCAAAACCCAAATGAACATTGGTTAATATCACCCCTGGACATACTTTCAGCTAAATCACGACCAGTAGAAGTATTGGGCAATTCAATCTCAAATTTCAGTCCCTTTTCGTCTTCTTCTAATCGTAAAGTTCCACTTTTTGTTCTACCCAGAACGTTATCCCAATTGTGATTAAACAACGCTCTAATATCTCCATTTTCTGAAAGAGAACGAGCAAATGCGCCTGGTTCAATAACCTCGTCAAACCAACCACAAATAGATGTTTTTGAATTAAAGACAGCTGCATAACCAGTTACCTTGGAAGATTGTTCTTCTGTAGCATCCCTGGTACTTAATTTGGTGATGTCAAATGTCCGTGTTTCCTTTGTCTTTGCCATTTCCATCACCTCCCTTCAATGAATCATCTGTAGCCTGTTTCTGGCCAATTTCAGTCAAGTCATTCGAAATATAAATAGCTTGTGATTCAGGTGTATTTTGTTTAGGGAATCCAAGCATATCTGCAACATTATCTGGTGATGTAATACCAGTTCGAACAATATTGTAAGCAATGTTTGTTTTCATGCTATAAGTAACAAAATCAAGAATATTAATCTTGAACTTAATGCGCTTGTCCGAATTTCGGCCATAAAAAAGAAGACTCAAATGGTCTTCAAAGTTTTTCATTATTGGTCTTACTGCCTTGTTATGCAAATACATCATTGCTTGCTCAAGATCTTCCTTAATTAAAGCTGTGTATGTATCCACATTTACACCTAAAAACTTACCTAAATCCTTTTTGTATACATTTAGATATGCTAGGGTCTTTTCATCGTCTAGCGGGCTTTTAAGGGTTTCTATTGAGTACCCTTTTCCAAGTGGAATCATTTTAACGGACCTTGCATCATCAATAGATTCCAACTGATCTAATATCTTTTTAATTAATTTGGACTGTGCACCGTTCTGTGGATTAATATGAGCATCTAACTTAAGTAAAAACGCTAGTAACCCACCTTTTTTGTACTTGTCAGTTAAAGTTTTCTCAGCTGACATAACACCTTCAAGTGTATCCTTCCCTAAATCAAGAATACCTTTCCCTTTTAAGTGATCGGCACCAATATTCTTCACATGTCGAATCATAAATGATGGAATTTCTTCTCCACAAACTTTAAAATGTTCTATCAATCTATCATCCAATTCCGTATACACATTAGATGCTAAGTGTAATTGGTCACCATCCAACACCGGAAAGGTTTCACCTTGAAGTAAATAGGTATTAGTCATTAATTTAATGAATTCAGACTGTGTAAGATAGTTGTTTGGATTCCTCAATACTTTAAGAGCAAAATCATTTTTAATCTCCTTGCCATCTTTGTCTTCCACAACAATCTCGGCCAGCATCATTTGATTACTTATATCTTGTAGTAATTCATAAACATCACTAGATTCCAAGATATTATCATCGCCTGCATATCTACCACCATATCGAACAACATTATTGAAAATGTCTTCAAACAAACCGCGCTTTTCAGCTTGTTTAATTAAAAAATTTGAAAACCTATCCCTTAAACCCAATTCCTCACCGCCTTTCTTAAGCAATATCTCCTTTGCGGAATTTATAAATATTCTGCTTTATATTCCTAATTAACGTTGAATATCTTTCACAAAAATCACAATGATCCTCTCTGGTAATTTCTTCATAATACTGACACATTTTTATAAGATCATCTAAATAAGAGACACTTTCGGCCACATCATCATGTAATAAGTGATATTTCCCATAAAGAATAGACCGAATTTCTTTCTCATATATTTTTATATTAAATTCCACAACGGGTCCTCCAATTGGAATTACCATTGTAAATTCTCCATCTATTTTAAGAACCTGATTATATACTTCTAAAGTTTCTTTGAGTTCATTTCTTTTTTCTTTTACTTCCTCTCTTATTAATTGTTGTTCTAGTAAATCCTTTTGAGTCTTTCTATTCCATATCTGAGTTAAGTATACAGCTCCCAAAGTAGCTACAGCTGTTGTGATAGAAGCAAACAATGGCATAAATTCTTTCATAATAACACTTCCTTATCAGTTAATATTTATATTTAGTATAACTGATAAGATAGAAATATTAAGATTATCTATAAATGTCATCTAAGTATTCATCGTAATCTTCATCTGGAATAGCATCTTCCATCATATTCAATGTTTCTTTATGGCCAATTAACATGGCCACGAATCCATCGATATGTTCCGGTGATTTACGTTTTGATGGTGTTTTTAAATTATTAATGTTTGTGATTATTTTTGCGTTACTTGCACAGAAAATAAGTAAAGGATTGTCCGTTTTAATTCGGTCCTGGAGCAATAATATTTCAAAGTCATCAAATGGTTCATTCATATGAGTTGGATACTGAGGAACTTCCACACATTGAATGCCGAGCATTTCCCATTTCTCAACGAGTTTCTCTGCAAGCGCTGGATCATAGTTTATTTGACGTAAATCAAAATTCTCAAATACCCATTCCACATATTCATTTACCATTTCTTCATCAACTGTTTTCCCAGGACAAATTCTCACAAATCCTTTTTCAGCTAATGCCCGATATGGAACATTTCTTTGCTGCTCTTTATCTTCAATTCCAAACTCCGGAATGAAATACATTTGTTTAACGATCAAAATCGCATTTCCTTCTTCATCATAAGTTGGAACATTTATCGATACACAAGTTAAATCCGTACGCCTTGATAAATCCACACCAATAACGCAAGTTAATCCTTCAACATCTTTTAAATAATCCACGAGCATTTTATCCAATTGGTCTTTATCAAAATACGTTTCAGCATAGTTAACGAATACATCTAAATGCTTCGATAAGAATTCAGCCTTATTAAAGCTGTTATTTTGGGCTTCTTTAAAAGCATTTTCAAGAAACTCCATGTTAACTGATACATCCATGTTTGGATTGACCATTCGCCAAACATCACGGTTTTCCCAATCAAACTTTTTATTCGGCTCATAGATCATCATGAACCAAGAATCATCTTTATCCTTATCCAAAACTTCTTTTGCATAAGTATAAATTTGAGTTCCAAGCGAGCCGGTATTCTTCCCTGCTGTGGAAGTGATGATGTTGAGTGGTTCTTCTTGGGCAATTTGTGCTGAACGTAAGTTATCGTATTGCTCACGATCCATTTGAGCATGGACTTCATCAAAATAATTGATATACGGGTTTTTACCTTCGTTACCAGCGTTATCTTTTGTAAGAACCTTGATTACATTTGCATATTTAATATCGTCTTCCACAAATGTGTATTTAATTGACTTAATCGTATCTTCCTTACCTTTATAGATACGCGTGTCTGGACGTAAATCAGGACTATTTTCAATTGTTAAAGCAATTGGTCCAGCTGCATTTTGACATTGTTCAAAAGTATTAGCGGAAATATAACAATCTGCGCCTTTTACACCTTCACCGTACATCGCATAAATAACAGGTGAACCGCCCATGATTGTTTTTCCGTTTTTCTTCGGAACCTGCAAATAAGCCGTACGAATAACACGCACCGCTTTACCATCTTCATTATATTTTTGCCATCCATAGATGTTAGCAAAGTAAAATTTTTGCCAGGACTCTAAAATTAACGGCTGCCCTGCCCATTTTCCTTTTGCATGTTTTAAGAATGTTTCTGTGAAATAAATCATCGCATTTGCTTTTTCAACATCGAACCAAATATCTTTTCGTTTCTTCCATTTCTTATATCGTTTAATTGCTAATTTAATAGAATCAGGATATAAGTGCGGGGCTGCATCTACTTCAGAAACGAATATATCTGCATAATTTGTTTCAAAATCAATCATCGGCTTTTCATCTTCCTAAATTGCACTAATTTGTTGTTATCAGTAGGTTTATCGTCCTCTTCCTGCTTTTCGCCTTTTCCAAGAAGAACCCCACTATTTTTAAGTAAATCTTTGTTCTTTCCGTCCAGTCCTAATTGCCCCAAATATTTCGCTTTTTGCTTAGACCAAACTTCAACTTGTTGAGCCAATGGATGCTTTGATTCTTTCACATCACCATTTACATTCTTTGTTTTTTGGACAGTTGGGAAATTTAAATTCTTCCACAATCCATATTTGACGCTGTATATCTCGACTGCATCAAGATAAATTTCAATTAATGGATCAAGCGCTGGCGAATAAGTTCCGGCTTCAACCAAAACATCCATAATACGCTGCGCTTCTAATTCTTTTTTCTTTTCAGCTTCAATTACGACCTTCGATTTTCTGGCCATTCCTTAAATCACCACCTAAAAAAACGAATTTTTTTCAAAAAATCGTTTTGAGGTGCGCGTTTGCACCCCCACTCCCTATCCCCCCAGATGGGCAAAATTTATTTTTTTGATAGGGGGGCTTATAATTTCCAATCAAACTTTTTCTTTTCCTGGTATTTTACGTTTGTTTCCTTTTCCACAATTGGATGACATTTTGAACAAAGCATCATAATATTATCAGCATCTAACTTCAATGAAGGATTCACTTTAATTGGAACAATATGATGATGATGTGCTCGCTTACCAAACACAAACCTTCCACATCGTTGGCACAAACCTTTGTCACGTTGATAACAGAACGCCTTTAAATCTTCCCATGCTTTCGTACGATAGAATGATTTGTTCTTTGAGTAGACAACCATCTTCTTTCGTTTACGCTTATGATTCGGACAATACCGTCCTTTATCGATTAATGTCTTGCAACCTTGTTCAGCACAGTACTTCATGATAGTAAGGCAATGATATCATCTTTCTTTGTAACATCTTTAGGAATCTCAACGTTAATCGATGCAGCATAATCACGTAACTCTTTCACAGTCATATCATCCAAAGATGGTTTATCAACTTTAACATCAACCACTTTTTCATCAGCAAACTTAACCATGCTCTTAGGATCCTTAGTTACTTCGAATCCTGGTTCTTCACCAATCGGAACAAATAGACTTTTCTTCTCTTTTGCATCCCAATACTCAGTACCAGATACAGTCTTTCTAATTTCTACAATCATCCATCCTCACTCCTTACTTTCTCTTATCGACTTCAAACGTTTCATTTGTTTTAGTTGCACCTTATCAGCAACAGTCATTTCCTTTACTTCCTTCGCTTTAATGAATTGAATCATAATCACTAAGCAAAGTATGAACCCACCGAAAAAGCTTAGACAATAATACATTCCATTACCACCCTGTAAATTTTTACATAATAAAAAGAGCAACCATGCATCAGTTGCCCTTTCATCAAAATCTTATGTTATTACTATAAATCATTTTTTCAATAGGTAACATTCATAGAACTAGGTGTTACTAAAGTGCCAGTTCTTCAGCAAACTTTATTCTCTTTATTATTTCAGCATGTTTCTTATAAATGTAACTAGAACTGTAATTCATGTTCTCGGCTATTTCTTCTAAAGTCATTCCATCTATATACTTCTTTTTAAGTATTTGATTCTCTAAGCCTTTAAACTTACTAACTAGATAAATGAGGTTTTTCATTTGCTCCCGTTTAACATCAAGTTCTTTTTTAATTCGCTCAATCACTTCTTCGACCTTGGCACCTTGTGAATCTTGTGTTAAACGTACATCTTGCAAATCACCACTGATCCAGCGTTTCAATTCAGCTTCTGTTTGTTCTAAGTTGTATTCTAAATAAGCAATGTCTTCTTCTAATTTCTGATAGTTTTTCAGCCAGTCAAAAATGATGATTCACCTTCTTTCCTTTTTGACCTTGAATACTTATTTCAAATTGCCAACTTCCACAATTCTTTGAGCATATCTCAACTGTTGACCTATATATTCATCATTTTCATTTCCACCACTTGCAAGCCAATCTCCCACACGTTGATTAATATCTTGCAGAACTGGTAAAGGTAATTGTGATGCAATTTTATTTATTTGTTGTAAATAAGTCATTCTCTCGCCCTACTTTCTACTTGAAAACTACAAACTTCGTAAGATACGTTTATTTTCCTTTATAAGACGTTTTAATACCTACGAGACCAATGATATTAAGAAATAAAAATAACTTGGTTTTTATTCAATCTGAAAAGCTGTTTTTTCGGCAAAATTAAAATTTTATTAATATCCAACCGCTAATCGTTTAAAATTCTCTTCATTCTTCTCTTTATACATTTCAACAACGTCATCCCATGTAAAACCGGCAAATTCGATTGTTTTATAAAATAGATCCATAACTCCTAATAATGATTTCTTTGCACCATCTTTATCTTTATACTCAACTTTTCCTATTAAATAATTAACGTTCTTATCCATATGGAAGAATGCCTTATTAAATCCATGAATTTTACTTGTTGTAATATCAACTTTTCGTAAATCATGCTCTAATTTAAAATCCATCGTTATAGATAACCAAAAGTGAAGGATATCAACCATTTCTTCTAAAAGTGATTCCTTCGGCTGTTCAAACTTTGTTGACCACATTTTGAAAGAATTTGTTACATTCCATGCTTCATTCACTTCATTCTTTAATGCATAAGCTTTGTTAAACATCATATCGTAACGCATATAATTCTTTTTATGCTTCGCTTTAATATCATCATCAAGTGCCTTTTGCATTTTAAATAATTCAGTTAAACGAATTACTTTTTTAGTCATTACAAATTCGCTCCTTTTTAATTAACAATTGATACCCTGAGCCGAAGCCCAGGATAAAATGATTAATGTTCAATAGTTTCCTCATCATCAATATTTAATTGACCAGGAGCAACCTCTGTCGTTCCATCTGGATTAACGTTGTATTCTACACCTTCATGTGACTCTTCATAAAATTCATCAATAGACATTTGCGAAGGTTCAAGAATGATAGAAACATTTTCACCAGCAAATGGATAAAGTTTATTGATTTTATCTTTCGTATCTCTCTTAACATTAAATTTAAGAACCGTTTTCTTGTTATCACGTAGAATTGAAACGAATTCAGCTCCAATCGGTTCACCTTCACTTTCTTCCACAGAGAGAAGAACAATAGTACCTGGCATTTTTAATAATTCATCAGCATGTGGTAATTCATCACTTACTACATGGAACATTAAAACCTCCTTTTTATCATCCTTTTGCATTTTCTTGAATAAAACGTTCAATTTTACGTTTGTCATGTCATTCGGCTCCTTTTGTATTAGATTGATATTGGAACTAAAGTTTTTCTGTTATTTCTGTACGTTTCTAGCCTTAGAAAGTCTTTCGGCGGCTTTTTGTCTTTGCTCTTCCGTCATAACTCGTAAATTCTTCATTGTTACTTGTTTTTCTTGAAGAACCCCCTTAACCGCTATCGGTCTACCTTCCTCCGCTTCTAGGGTTTTTAACTCACATAAATTAGCTAGTTTTCTAATATGTTTCGGTACAGTAGAGTAAACGTTCCACTCACCTGTGCTATGGTCAAAAACCAATGTTGTTTCTTGTTCTTCACGAGAATAACTCATATCCATTCGACACCTTTCGACAAATTTTATTCGTGACTTTATCTTTTTATAAATTGATTCAAGCTCAGTTAAAGACAATTCATAAAGCTGTAATCCTTCAGGCGTTTTGAAATATCCCATATTTAGTAATTCTGCTTTATAAAAGTCCCTTTGAACTTCACTTTCCCTAGAGAGCAGCATCATATAAATCCTTTCTTCAAATACTCACGAGCAGTGTATAAAAATCGATGATAAATATAATTTCCAGTTGCAACAGCTGGAATATACACTACAGAAAATCCGTATCGCACTTCAAATGTTTGTAAACTACCAAGTAATGATTCTGGTTTATATCGACTCCGATATTCACCTTTTAATATTTTTTGATATCCTTGAGAATCTTCCACGATAAGAACAAATGGATTTTGTGACGCACGAATCAATTCATTTTCAAAACGCGAACGATCTTTAATGGATTCAACTAATTCATCGACACCATTTTTCCGTTCAATTACAGATGTAAGATATGTATCTTTCATAATTCCCATTTCTGGATTTTTAGGAATCATTGCTGAATAATCACCGGTTTTCATTGTTCGAATTTTAAACGGAACATTCTTTTTTCTAAAATAATCAAGCACATGTTGGTTCTTCTGTTCCCTGGTATCCACAATAATTTCTAATGTATCCAGGATTTGTTTTAATTCTTTTTCTGAGTATCTGTAATGAATAACGCTCATTTTCACACCAACTTTTCAATTACTTCCATGAATCTTCTTTGGAAGCTTAGGAAATGAGCATCGTTATCGTATGAACCTAACTTCCCAGTACTTATATGAATCATTCCTTCCATCATGTCGAATTGAAATTGTTCCGTTTCAACCCAAACTTGAAGTGCAAATGTTTGACCTGTATATTCCCATTCTTTAATCGCATTGAACCAAGTTCTATTTCCGTTAATAGCATGAATTTCAAAACCTAATTCCCTTGCTCTTTCTTCTGCCTGTTTAAAATCCATTTGTCATTCCCCTTTCTTAAAATAAGTCATTGCACGATTGAATATTTCTTGTGAAAGCTCATCCGTTAATTTATTTTCATAGTTGGCCACAGATTCTTTTACATACAACCAACCATTAAGTGAAAAGTTTAATGTTAATTCCATCACCAAACGAGCAGCATCTTCATCATGATTAAACCAATCATTTATTTTTTTATTCATATCCTGGTCAATACCGATATAAAAATTTATGATTTTATCAATCGTTTGTTTTACAGCATGATCCTGATCTGAATAATTACCTTGTAGAAACTTAACGATCCGTAGCTTGTATTCTTTTATAACTGACTCAATTTCAGGAGCAATCCTTTCTGGATTTTCGATAAATAAATCATTTCCATCAAGAACGAGCTTCGCTCCCATCGATTGAACATCAGCACATATTTGTTTTGGATGCATATTACACCTCTTTTTTAATGAGTTACTAAATAGTTACTAAGTTTTTTTAAAAATAACTCGCATAAACCCAGTCGTATCAAGGGTTTACGTCACTTTGAGTTATCAAAGTTACTAAAGTTACCCGTTTTTCGATTAAAGTCCTATATATATATTATTTTTTATTTATTTATTTTCTTAAGAGCCGATATAGGAAATTCAGTAACTTAAGTAACTATTTATCTACAAACATTGTTATATCAACGTTTATACGAGTTATTAAAAAAATAATTAAGTAACTCTTTAGTAACTCTGACTTAAAGTTTTTTCCTATTTATAGGAGTTACGTTGTTTTTATCTTCATCCTTAGTTGAAAATAAATTCGAACCAGCAAGTTTATTTAATGTAATTCCAAGAATGAAGTTTTTATTTCCTGTACCTTTTTCTTTTTTAAACCCACGAACTTCTAATTGGCGATAAAAAGCACGGTTTTTTAATTCCAATTCGTTATTTTGATAACACCATTTTGTATAATTTTCATACAGCGACTTCGCTTCAATTCTCACTGAAGAATTTACTGTACAATTCTCATCAATGAAAGGTGCCAATATATCCATATCCTCACGGTATTCAGCTGTCGCAGCCTTCACGGCTTCAGGAGCACGCAACCCTTCGGCTTGCCACTTCATGCATCCCTCGACAGCCCAGCGCAAGATGCCTGGCATTTCTTTTGCTAATTTGTCTGGTAAATCATAATCAATGTTTTCTTTCTTAATAGTTACAGTAAATGGAATTAGCATAATCCTTCTCCAAATACCTTCATCAGAACCCTTAACAATTGGTTTATGGTTAGTAGTGAAGAACACTTTAAACTCTGGTGTAAACTCAAAATATTCCTGGCGTAAGAATCGTGCAGACATCTTTTCTCCGCCAGTTATTTGTTTAACCAATGCTTCTGATAATTGCTGACCTTCCTCACTCTCAACGGCCGATACAAAACGTGCTCCATCAAGTCGAGCCACATCGTTATTGATTCCTGAATCATTTCTCTTTTTCAGGAAAGTATCACTGTTTGTTTGTCGTCCATAATCTCCAAGCAAGTCCTGGATAATATTTATGAAAGTAGATTTACCATTCCGACCATTACCAAATAAGAAAAACATTACTTGTTCTTTCGTTACTCCAGTTAAGGAATAACCGATTGCTTTCTGTAAATAGTGAATGAGTTCATGATCCGCTTCACCTGCAGGTGTTTTAAAAATACTTTTCAAGAAAGCTTTCCAGTTTGGACACTCAGCATTTTTGTCATACTTGATTGGAGATAGCTTCGTTAATAACAAATCACGGTCATGCGGTAATAATTCACCGGTCTTTAAATCAATAACTCCGTTATCACAATTAAAGAGAAAACTATGAGAATCTAATTCTTTCTTTTTAACAGATACCATCGGCCTTACGTCCAATATGCTATTTATCCTGATTGACCGTCTTTCGCATTTCTTAGCCCAATCATGCAGCAGCTTCGCTTGGTATTTATCCTCTGTAGCTTTCGCTTCTCCATATAAAGCCCTAAGTGTTTTTGCTGTTATGGCTTCAATCTGCCTTTTACTATCTTCATGCCAATGCTTACCGTTCCATATGAGCCATTCCAATTCGTTGCAATACCGAATGTTTTCACCGTGGTAATACGCTATCCGTTCCGCATTTCCTAACTCGGTTAAATGAAATTTAGGTACTTCATCAATTATTTCCTCGGTATCTTCAATCACTGAAGAATCATCAGAAATATAAATCTCATATTTCTTTTCTTCTGGTGGCTCGTAATCTTCAATTGTGGAAGGAGTGGATAAGATAGCTGTATCAATGGTCATTTGTCCATATGTACGACCATCACTAGAATGTGGCTTATCCCACTTCTCACGAAGTAAGGAAGATTCTCTAAACATAGAATCCATCTTTGCAGCATCCTTATCCGTCCAGAATGCTAAATGATTACATAAGGCCATATCAGTTGAAGAATGGTCACCGTTTATTAAAATGCCCTGGAATAAATCTTTAATGGCTCCACCACTCTTGCTATCAAACATCCGCTCCCATAGTTCTGCATTTGACAGGCTTGTAATATCTTCTCTTTCAAATGAAGTATTGCTTTGTTTCCGTTCTGGCTTTGGCTTTTCTTTTAGATACTTATCAAATAAAACTTTTAATTCTTCCGTTCTGTCTTCCACAGGAACTTGATCCAGGCAATCACCAGTAAAAGTAAAGTAACGACCATGTCTATATACTTCCAATCCTATTTCAGTATTTTTCCGTCCTGTACCTGGTCCTTTCAATGGTAGCTTACCTTTTGCAATAATGTGGATTCCGTCACCACTAGGAGAATATTCCGTGTAACTATTAACTGTTTCAATAATGTCCTCAGCTAAACTTGTAAGGGCACCTTCTTGCATACAGTGATCAATATCTATGCCAACAAATGGATCATCTTTTGAAAACATGAACCCGATTCCGTCATATCCACCTTGCTCATAAAATTTTATGATTGTCGGAAACGTTGACCAGCTCCGCTTATTATTTGATTGAGCCATTTCCCCATTGATTTGATAAGGAACTTTTGTTTTCTTACCGTTTCTTACTTCTGACCGCCATAAGATCCAATGAGGAGTGTTTTTAAGCTCTGTCGGTATTTGATTAAATTTATATCTCATTTGATTTTCTCCCTTTGGAAAAGGGAGCCGTTAGTAGCTCCCTCCTATTTGAATCTTGTTAATTAACTTTTAGAACGGAACATCCTCATCCGAAACTGTAAATCCAGTACTTGGAGCCGATGCTTCCGATTCTTTAAATCCATTTACTTGCGGATATTTTTTACCGTTATATTCACGCTCACCTACTACTACACGAAGATGTTTATTTAAAAGTGTATCTGCCCATTCTTTATAAGAAGCGAATTTCATTCCTGTTGGAAAAGCTGCAGCTTTAGAAATCGCTTGTAATCGCCACATTGATTTTTCAGTTACAACAAAATTATCGAATAAAAGCTTTTGTCCTTGGAATTCTTGGTCCACATCACTGCGAATTTCATAATCTACAACAATCATGTTGTTTCCAGATTCAGCTTTTTTCAATTCATAATTAACAACTGTTACCTCATATTCTCCTGGCTTAACTTGTTCAAATCCTTTAGCTTGTTCGTGATCTACTGTAAACATTATTTTTCCTCCTTAGTTTTAAAAACTTGTAATCTATCTAATGCAACGCTTAAATACTTCATATTGAAATCTTCAAGCTTTTGATTAGTTTTAAATTCAATTTCAGAAAGCATCTTCGCTGCATCATCACTCGTACTAACAATTTCTTTAATTTGAGCAATAAGATTGTTTCTTTCATTTTCTTCTTCAGCCTTTACATCAATGCCCAACTCAAGCCATTGATACAACTTACGGCCTACTTCAGCAGTAATCTTTTGTGGATGTCCTTCGAACATTTGCGTATTATCCTTTGAAGTATCAGCTATATGATCAATGTCGATAACGAAATTAAGCATGAACTCATATTCCATTTCATCCTTTTGCACCGGTTTAGTACCAACTTTACGTGGGGCCATTTTTCCTTTTGCATCAGGTTCTACTACATACTCAGTTTTAGTTCGCAGAGTTGCTAATATATGAACATTATTCTGAGTTAACGTTTTTATTAATTTAGTAGTTTCAGATGAAAGCTTGCCCCAGTTTTGAAATGAGTTACCAGACATTTCACCATGTGTTTCTATAATGCCGCCTTCACCTTGCCAGTTATGCGACAAGGAATCGATGATAAGTACTTCAGCACCAGCATTCTTCATAACTCGAACCGCTTCGTTATATCTTTCAGTTGTGTACGGTGGAGTAAAATTAATATGAAGGAAATTCCCTATTTTCGTTTCTCCATACACAAGACCTACATGAAGTTTTGAGCGTTCATGCTCTGTATCGATAACGCCAATTTTCTTCCACAATTCTTCTTCTGATAAATCAGGATAAGCTTCTTGCATCATTCCAAAAGCTGTTAGTAATGCACTACCTGTTTTACCTGAACCACTACAACCGATAAAACCAATAACGGCTTTCATCTTTTCACGTTTGGCTTCTGTTACTTGAAACATTTAATCACCCCTATTCTTTAGTATCTAATTCTGTAGCTTTATTTTGCAGACTCTCTAGCATTTGTGGAATATTAAGCCTTTGAATAATATCAACGGATAACTGTTCTTTTAGATTATTTTCAAGTGCCTTGACTATTGTTTCCTCTGCATCTTTTCTTGCAGTTTGAATCATTAGGCTAACTTTAGAAGTAAGCTCATTCGCAAGATAATTTTTAATAAAATACTCACTTATGGATAACTTTCTATCACTTGAGTACTTAGCTTCCCTACCGTTTTCATCAAGTGTTTTTTCTGTTAAATAACGTTCATACCTCATACCAATAAACTCGCTAATCGGTATTAATTCCACTTCCGATCCCCAACCGCTTTTCTTATGTGGTATTTTTAATTCATCGATTTTCTTTTCTAAGGCTCCATGAATAAAATTATCTACAACCTCATTTGCTTTTTCCTCAACTTCACGTTCGATTTTCGCTAAAACCTTTTGTTCTGCTTTTTGAATCAATCTGTCCTGTAAGCCAGTGATAACTTGACTTTTGATTAAATCATCAAGATTTTCACCTTCTTCTAACCAATCTACATCTACTTCAATTTTTACTTTAGCCATTTTTTAAACCTCCACACTATATGTAATAGATTCAGGCTTAACCGTAACCCCCGGAACAATTTGTCCATCCTCATCCACAACTACTTTTTCACCACTGATTTCTACAATCTTGAATTTCTTTTTCAAGTCACCCCATTTCACTTCTGTCTTTAAGCAATCATCAAGCTCATTTTCAATAGCATATTGAAGTAGCTGTTCTTTATCATTTTGTTCCGGTGTTTCCTTACTCTTACGAGTTTTGGATTTACCGTATGGTGTACTAATTGTTTTCTGCTTTGGATCCGTGACAAGTTGTTCCGCATGGTAACGTCTGATATGGCTTTCAAAGAAACTAATGCTATCGTGGATAGGCTTTAATTCTTTTTGCTCCCATTGCGCAATACGGTCACGTTCAACATTTGCTAACGTTGTGACTTTCTTTTCTTCTGCTTTAAGTGCAGTCAATTTACGAAATGCCCAGTTAAGGCTTTCCAAATCACTAATTTCAAATTTCCGCTCCGCATCTTGTAATTCATCAACTTCCGCTAATTCAATTGCTTGTAATGAGTTCATTGATATTACCTCCAAATATATTTTTAATTTCTTCTTCAGTGTGAAGGGAAAAATACGTTAAACCGCTTTTTGTAAAAGTAGCTTCAAAAGGATATTCATCACAATTACGCTTTACTATTTCAAGACTCCCTTTTTCGTTCAGGAGTTTTTCAAATAACTGATACTTTACATGTATTCGATTATGATAGACACCTAAAATGCCACTTTCCTGTGCTAAACGTATAGCTTGTACACTTTCCTCAATTACTTTAATCATTTTGTACCACTTCATAATCCACAGTTTTTCTAACGAATACACCGCCATATTGGAAAGATAATTCCTTCGCTGTATCGTAATCAAATTCCGTAGCATCATTTATATTTTTAGAGAAGTTTGCTATAAACAGACCATTAGTGACAAACAGCTTCCCTACCATTACCAAATACGAAGTCTTCACTTCAAATTGTTCATTCATTCCGTTTCCTCCTTTACACGAATAAATTTCATGCTATAATGACTTTGAATTTTATTTTTCTAACTCACCTGTTGGCGCAGGTGTTTTTTTATTGCGCTTGAAAGCAATTGACATTGTGATAATGAATTAAGTACGATTTTAAATTTTCTTCGAGTACGATATGTTCACCGAACACAAAGTATGTTTCACCACTTAAAATTTCATCACCATAAAAATCTTCAATTAGATGATCAGCTACCCTTTTCACTTAACACACCTCCCTTCGAGTTGAAACCTTACGGTTCATTTCGTATAACTTACGCTTAGCTTCCAATTCCATAGCAATCATTAACGCTGGGTTATTACGCATTTCAGCACACTCTTTTCTTACGTGAGCAGCTGTCATTAATTTGCTTGCTGATAAAACACCATTCATGATTTATCACCTCTTTTCTTTTTATTTCCTTTGTAAGTTAATATGGTTCGTAATTTACCATCCTTCATGACCACTTCCCTGTCATAATTCGACAAAATTTCGACGTCATTTGATGATTCTACTTCTCCGCCATATACCCAGTATCCAGCACGAAGTAGAAATTCAGAAAATCCTTCTGGAATTGGTAATTCATACCCTTCTAAACTTACTCCTGTTACAGTAATACCTTCTCTTACTTTCATATCATGAACCCCACTTTAAATAGATACTTGAACTCCACTCCCTCTACTTAAAGTAGAGTTAGTGTTAAAAAAAATTTGATCGTAACTTATTTCTAATAAATCACAAATTTTTTTCGCATTACCAATGGTAACCTCATCAGGATGATTTTCCATGTTCCGATAAGTTTGGACATGAACATTTAACTGATTAGCCATTTCCTTTTGAGTAATCCCTTTTACTAACCTTGCTTGCTTCATAGTGAGAATCATCACTTCCACCTCATTTCAATTCGCTTGTAAACACATAATAATCTACTAAAAGTAGAATGTCAACACTCGAAAAACTATATTAATCTACTTTTATATAAAAAATAGATTTTAAAAGTAGAATTTTTTCGACTTTATATTGTATAAATTCTACTTTTAGTATAATATTATAACTATAAAGTGTACGGAGGTCGCTAAAAATGAGTATAGGAAAAAATATAAAAAAATTAAGAGACAAACATAATCTCTCTCAAAAAGAATTAGGAGAAATAGCTGGTGTTTCAGATAAAGCCGTATCAACTTGGGAAAAAGGATTAAAAGAACCGAGAATGGGAGTAATTCAAAAAATTGCTGATCATTTCGGAATATTAAAAAGTGACATCATTGAAGATCAAGATTCTAAAGTTACTCACATTAGACCTAATCAACCAGAAATAAAAAACAACTGTAAACCTGTTCCCTTACTTGGAGCAATAGCAGCTGGAACTCCACTTGAAATGGTCGCTGTAGAAGAATGGGTTAATATTCCGGTTGAAATAACTGATTGTCATCCTCATGCGTTTTTATTGAGGGTAGTTGGCGATAGTATGAATAAAGTAGTGCCACCAAATGCATTAGCATTAATTGACCCAGATATTGAAATTAGAAATGGAGATGTCGCTGCAGTTGCAGTAAATGGATTTGATGCAACACTAAAAAGATTTTATAAATTCCAAGATGGAGTTACTTTAGAACCAGAAAGCTATAACCCTGAACACAAAACACAATTTTATGATTCTAAAACTCAAGAATTCACTCCTGTTGTAGTAAAAGGGAAATTAGTATGGTATATGGCACCACTTAACATTAAATTTTAAATGTAAGGGTGATTATCTTGATTAAAGCAGCTATATATATTCGTGTTAGTACACAAGAACAAGTTGAAAACTATAGCATAGAGGTTCAAAGGGAAAGAATAAGGGCATTTTGCAAAGCGAAAAATTGGGATGTTTATGATGAATATATTGATGGTGGTTATTCAGGTTCTAATTTAGATCGTCCAGATATTAAAAGACTTTTGAAGGATTTAAATAAAATAGATGTTGTCGTTGTATTTAAACTAGATAGATTGTCACGTTCTCAAAGAGATACACTAGAATTAATTGAAGAACACTTTTTGAAAAATAATGTAGACTTTGTCTCTATCACTGAAACGTTAGATACTTCTACTCCTTTTGGAAAAGCAATGATTGGTATACTCTCTGTATTTGCTCAATTAGAACGGGAAACAATTGCCGAACGAATGCGAATGGGACATATTAAGCGTGCTGAAAAAGGATTAAGAGGAAACGGTGGAGACTACGATCCAGCAGGATATGCAAGAAACGAAGGGCATTTAGTTACTAAAGATGATGAAGCAAAACATATCAAAAGGGCTTTTGAATTATATGAGCAGTATAATTCCATCACTAGATTACAGGAAATATTAAAAGAAGAGGGTTATTCTGTTTGGAGGTTCCGAAGATATAGGGATATCTTATCTAATCCTTTATATGCTGGATACGTGACTTTTGCAGGTAAAACATACAAGGGACAACATGAACCTATTATTTCATTAGAACAATTTAAACGAGTACAAGCTATTTTAAGCCGTCATAAAGGACATAATGCTCATAAGGCTAAACAGAGTTTGTTATCTGGACTAATGACCTGTTCTTGTTGTGGAGAGCCTTTCGTAGCGTACAGCACTGGTAAATCTAAAGATGTATCACGAAGGTATTATTACTACATTTGTAGAGCCAAAAGATTCCCATCTGAATACGAACAAAGATGTATGAACAAAACATGGTCTAGAAAAAAGCTTGAAGATATTGTTATTGGTCAAATGAAAGATTTAACAGTAGCTAAATATCACAACCAAAAAAAAGAGAAAAAAATCAATTATGAAAAACTTATCAAAGATATAGATAAGAAAATGGAACGTCTTCTTGATCTATTTACAACAAATACAAATATAAGTAGACAACTTTTAGAAAAAAAAATGGAAGAACATAATTTAGAAAAAGAAAAACTTATCCTAAAACAACAAAAATCCGAACAAGAAATTTCAATTTCTAATGACATGCTTACCAAAACCCTAAAATCATTTGATTCATTGGAATTCAAAGATAGACAAATTGTGATTAATCACTTTATAGAAGAAATATATATCGACCATGAAAACGTCGAAGTAATTTGGCGTTTTTAAGTCATAACTTTTATGTATTCATTACGTGCTATT